ATTATAAATTTGGCGTTGTATCATCTGATACTACTTCCACAAATAGAGAAGATGACATTAAAGGATTTGATAGAGCTTACGACAATTCTGATCCAACATTTTCTGAAGTGGATGGTAATAGATCTACTATATTAAATGATTGGCATTTGTACGATCCTGCTGTTTTTAATAGTGAATGGAATTTGGGATTTGGTCAAAGCGGTCCGGAGGTTCAAGCTTTAAAAACTAGTTTCATGAATGAAATGGCTTTATATGGATTTTTATTCAATCTTCCAGAATTCATATTAACAAGATTTTTCGGTGGAATGCACGGATTGAATCCATTAATTCCTATTTATATTAATAACATTCCAGATAATATTCCTCCTATGGAAAATATAGTTGTTTATGAAAACGTTGCTATATCTGGTTCAACTCACGGTACTCCAGATGGAGCCAGGATTGATCAAAGCTTACCTCTTGATGCTTTTTTACCATTTTCTTTAAAACCGCCACATCATTTAGATGAACACATAGAAACAGATTTCAAACCAAAACAGTATCTCGACGGACAAGTTATACCATTCGAATTGAAACCAAAACAACCACTTGAAGGATATATACCATTTGCTTTAAGACCTCCGCAAAAGTTATCAGGTAAACTTGAGTTTGTAATTAAACCAAAACAGCCTTTAGATGCTAGAATAGATACAACTCCGCGACCATATGAGCCGGTGCTTGGAGTTATTGACACATCTTTTCATCCAAAAGATAAATTAAATATTATACTAGATATGACGCCACGAGAGCGCACAATTCAATTAAATCGTTTATATGAAAATACGTATGAACAAAGAGAAATTGATTTGGGATTATTATATACTGCTGTAACTAAAGAACATTTGTTGCCTATGTTATATTTATATTCAGAATTTAATAAATTCAATAATTTATTAAATTATAAAGTTTATAACAACGCTGTTACAGAATTAAAACCATTGGACGCTAGAATCGATCAAACAAAAAGATTATTAAATCCAATGGAAATAATATTTAAATATGATAATAATATAGATATGGAGAAAACTATAGATAATCTACTAGCATATAATAACAATGTTACAAAATTACATAACATAGACGTTATAGAATTGTATGGAAAACCATTGCCTAGACCATCTTTTGCTATATCTAGAGTATATACAAATAATGAATTTGAAAGAGAAAGAGCTCAAATTAAGCCTTTATATAACCAATATATACAAATGCAGGAGAAAAAATTATTAGAAATAGATCTTGGAAGTGTTGATACAAGCATAGAATACAGAATGAATCCAAAAATGGGTTCTGTATATACAGTAACAGATATAGAAAAGAAATTATTGGAGCCTATTAAGTTATATCAACCACCAAAAAAATCTCTGATAGAATTTGATCTTGGTGAACTTTATGAAAAATTCAAATATAGAGGCAATATTTTTATTCCAAAATTGAAACCGATGATTGAAGAAGAGAGAGAAAGAAAGAATGTTCTTGAATATGACGATAGATTGGAAATACAACCATTTAAGAGAAATAAAAATATACTAAATCCTAATGAGGAAGAAAGAAAGAGAGAAGCCGCAAAAGATTTGGAGGAAAGAAAAAAGAAAGACGAAGAATATAGAGATCTTCACGGTGATAAAATTAATCAAAAAATTCCAATAGAAGAATTGTTTGAAAGAGAAACTATTGTGACAGATGATGATAAAGAAAGAGAAAGAAGATTCTTGGAAGGTCAAAAATTAGAAACTCGTGAAGATCAAAGTTTAAGAGAAAAGAAGAGATTAGATCATGAAAGACTTAGATAAGCTATGGTTTGGTTTAGTTGAAGATAATAAAGATCCAGATAGATTGGGAAGAGTGAAAGTAAGAGTACAAAGTGTATTTGATGATATACCACTCGAAGATATTCCATGGGCCAGCCCAATAAAAACTTTGAGCGCCAGAGCATATGAAATGCCAGCGGTCGGTAAAATAGTGTCCGTTCTCTTTCCAAATGATAATCTCTATGAGCCATATTATATGTACTCTGATCATTATAATACAAATTTGGGGAAGAAATTAACAGATTTAAGTGATGATGAATATGTTGGCTTTGTGGCGTTGGTTTTTGATCAACGCACTAAAGTGTATTCGGATGATACTGAATTAACTATGGATTATTTATATAATAAAATAACAATAACAAATGATAATATAAATCTAGAGTTAAAAGATAATAATAGAAAATTAAATCTTGGATGTCAAACTGCTTCACAACAAGCCGTTCTTGGAAATCATTGGTTTGATTGGTTTGATAAATTCGTAGCGTGTCTTGTTAAACCAAATTCATTAATTGGAAATTTGAATGCTCCTGTTCTTAAATCAGAATTGGAACAATTATTGGTTGAATATCAATTAAAAAGAGAGACTTTCGTTTCTGATCATGTTTATATAGTAGATGATAATAAAGTGGATAAATTAGAAATGAAATACAATAGTCCTATAATGGATGATGGAGTTAAAATAAATAGTGATTCTGTAGCTGGAAATAATTTTGGAGACGAAAACAGTCAAAATTTATCACAAAGTATAAAGGATCAAAAAGATAAAGAATTAGATAAACTTATGGACGCTGCACCAAGCGATCTTAAAAATCAAGAAGATGTAAAGGATCTTACAGAGGAAGAAGCTGCTAGCGCTAAAACAGAGGACACGTCTGTTCAAAATATTTATTCAGAAGTAGTTAATAATCAAGAAAATGAAATAACAAAAGAAGAATATGACGCTAAAAGAGCTAAAGAATTGCAAACGCTCATAGTTTATGAGGATGTTGATGAGCAACAAGATGCTGATGATATAATTTATGATCTAGAAATAAGCGGACAAGTGTCAGAAGACGTCATAACAGAATATGAAGACAGCAATGTTGTATTCCTAGCTCCCGATGATAGTCATTATGTAGATAAAACAGAGCCAAAAACTACAACTCCTACTGAGCAATTTACACCCGCTTCTACTTCCGATTGTAAAGATATTAATGTAAACAATATAACAGCTAACATGCAGTTAAGTACCAAATTTAAATTATCAGATTTGTTGGGTAATTCTAATGCTGATTCTAAAAATTTTATATTACATGGTGGATCTTCAACACAAAATGGTTTATCTAGAGATCAAATAGTTTGTAATCTTAAAAATTTATGTGTTAATTGTCTTGATGGAATTAAAACAAAATATCCAGGAATGTATATTTCAAGCTCATTTAGAACAAACGGATCATGCGCTAGATCTAGTAATTCGTCACAACATAATATAGGACAAGCTGTTGATTTTCAAATAAAAGGGCTAAAACATAAAGATTATTACACCGTGGCTAATTATGTGAAAGATTATGTTAAAAATTATGATCAATTATTATTAGAATATAGAACAAGCGCCAATCATCCTTGGATCCACATTTCTTACACAAATGGAAAAGATAGTAATTTCAAATCAAATAGAAAAATGAATATTACTATGTATAATGATAAATCTTATCAAAGACCTGGCAATCGTGGATTTACTAATTTAGCTAGCACTGATAATACTGTAACTTAAAACATCATTTTTTCTTCTTTTTTCTCTTTAAGACCATACACCATTTATTATCTAGTTTCGCCCAAAAATTATGACCCTGCGGACTGTTAGTCCAATTGAAAGGGTCGGATATATATTGAACCGGATTTCTTATATCAAAAGTTTCAGGATAATTCATACAAGCTGGGTCTAGTTTTTTATTTTCACAATTTTCTATATACTCTTCCAAACAATTATTATCTATCAAAAATTTCCTAAGTTCCTGATTTGTAATAAAATCATCTGGCTCTTCTTCAACTTCCATGTCTTCATCTTCGTCAAAATATGACTCTTTTAAATATTGAGAATATTTTTTAATCATGAAACTATATATTAAAAACTATTTTCAAAATTTTGAATAAATATAGAAAATAATAATTATCAAATGGCTATTAAAAATCAATTGTGGTGGAGAAAATATCGTCCAAAGACTGTAAATAACATGGTCTTATTACCAAGAATAAAAAAAGTTGTTGAAAACGGTATTCAACAAGATATGATATTTTATGGACATCCTGGAACTGGAAAGTCAGCTTTAATAGAAATTCTACTTAAAGATAAAAATTACATGAAGATAAACGCTTCAATGGAAAATGGAATTGATACATTAAGAGACAAAATAACTGATTTTTGTGAATCAATGCCAAGTCCTTTTGTAAGAAGCGAAGATAAAATGAAATATGTTTATTTAGAAGAATTTGATAGAACAACTCCAGCATTTCAAGATGGTTTTAAAGCTTTTGTAGAAAATTATGATCATAAAGTTAGATTTATTATATCTATGAATGATATTACAAGAGTTATTCCAGCTCTTATATCAAGACTTAAGCCGCAAGTATGTTTCAATCCAGCCAATGAAGATGAGAAAGCATATTTGATGAATGGATATTTTAAATATTTATTATCCATAGTGAAACACAATAAATTAAATATAGATGAAGATATCATAAAGAAAGTTATGGTTACTAATTTTCCAGATCTCAGAGCGTCTGTTCAAGAATTACAAACGATGAGCATAACTGGAACCGACAATGTTCAATATGTAATAAGAAACATTGAAGTTTTCAATTTCATTCTTAATGGAAAAAATGATTTTTCTGATAATTTTTATTTTGTGATGGATAATTGGGCAAATCAACCAAAAGATCTAATAGATATTTTAAGCAGACCGTTTTATAATTATTTATTAAATAATCACGGTCAAATAATAAACGAAAAAGGATTTGAGTTATTAGAATTAACTAAAAAATATAATGCTGAATTTGAATTTACGACAGATCCGCCTTTACATGTTTTCTCACTTATTTGTGAAATGAAATCAATTTTAATTAAAAAAACTAGTTATTCCGTTTAAAATATAAACAAAAAGTAATATTGCTATTATTGCAACTCCAATAATTAGGCAGTACCATAATTTTTCTTGACCAGTCGATCGATCTTTCATTACAAATAAGATTTTATTCTATCACTCGGAAGCAATATCCATAAGAGAATATACATAGCAATACCAAAACCATAGCAAAAAATAGAGATAAACCATAAAGTTCTTACAAAATATGGACTAATTCCAAAATGATCGGATATAGCACCACAAACTCCACCTATAATGGTGTTATCATAAGTTCTTATTATTCTATCAGTATTTTTTACTTCTTTGGATTTCATATTTCTCTTTCTTTTAAAATTCTCTCTATAACTCTTCTTCCGAATTTAAAATCTCTTTGTAATTTATTAATATTTTTACATTCACGAAATTTATTTATTATTTGTTTTTTAATATTATCATCTACTTTAATAAACATTGGATTTTTTTCTCCAATTTTCGCAGATGATAACTTTTCCTTATATTTTTTCAAGATTTTATCAGCTTTTTCTTTACCATATTTTTTTATCCAGTATTCGTATTGAGTTTTATTAAACATAGGATTTTTATCATTTTTTCTATCTATAGATCTATTTATTTCACAAAATTTATTGTAATAATTTGGATCTTTATATTTAATCTTTAAGCTCTCACTTATTTTTTTATTTTTTTTATTTTTTATTTCTTTTTTATAAATTGGGTCATTTTTCATTTTAAATTTATGATTTTTAATATCTTGTTTTTCTTTGTATATTTCATCCGCCTTTTCTTTTCCATATTTATTGATTAAATCTTCATATATCTTTTTATTAACTTTTTCTGTTCTCTTTTCAATTCTTTCTTTCATTAATTTTTTAAAAGATTCGTCTTTGTAATTATTTTTAACTTTTTCAGAAATTTTCTTTTTGATTTCAATTAAATTTGGATGATTGCTTATCCAGTCTCCGCCCTTTCCACCGTCTGCTACATTATACCCATTTTGGTTATATTTTGATTTGAAATGATCAATATAAAATATTTCTTTATCATTCAATACAACTTCGTTTTCAATCTCTTCCACAATTTCCCAAATAAAATTATTTGAACCATATTTTCTTATAGCTTTATGAAATAAATAATTAGAATTTTTATACAATGCTAAATATTCGTGCATATATTTTCTATTTTCTAAAGTCTTGTCAGATTTACCAATGTAAATTTTATTATTTGAAATGTTTATAACTTTATAAATTATCATATTTATCCAATTTTTAAATTATATATTAAAATTTAAAAATGGTTTTTTACATCTACATCTTGTAGTTGAATCTATTCAAATAATCATCATATGATTTTATAACTTGTTTATAATTATCGTTAAACAAACTTGAAGATATAATAAAATCGGCCGTTGATCTATTGCACGCTGTCGGAACATTATACAACACACAAATTCTAAGAAGCGCCTTCACGTCAACGTCGTGACTCATTGTGGTTAGTGGATCATTGAAGAATATTACTATATCTATTTCAGATTCGGATATTAAAGCTCCAAGTTGTTGATCTCCTCCTAACGGACCACTTTTCAACAAAGATATCTCAACATCTTCTCCTACAACTTCTTTTATTAATCTACCAGTTGTTCCTGTGCACACTAATTTATGATTTAATAAAGTGCTTTTATTAAATTCTACCCACTCTATTAAATCTTTTTTACAATTATCGTGAGCGACAAGAGCTATATTTTTTATATTATCCATTTTCTTTTTCTTCCATATATTGAAGCGTTATATAATATCCCATACAAGAAAACCAACCAATTAGAAAATCAAATTTCAGATGAGTTGAATAAGATATGATTCCTAAAATAATCATTATTATAAATGATATCAAAAAAGCGTATAAATATTTTTTCATAATTTTAATAATATATTTCTGGTATAGGATCTTTTTCTAAAGCCTGTTTAACAATTTTACAAACAACATCACAGTTTGCATTAACAACCAAATCTTCTGGAAAAAATTCCATTTCATCGTAATTCATCATTTTTTTATTTTTTACAAAGTTAATAAATTATTTTTATTCCCATCTATTTTTGATCAATCAGTTTTTTCTATATCAATAAATTTTATAAAATCCGTTATTTTTTGTTTTTGTTTTTATTAAATTCAACAATTCAAATACATCTCTTTGCACTTTCAAACCGTTTCCAGACTTATAACCCACAGGATAACATTTTTCGACAAGATTTTCAGCCATATAGAAATCTTCTAAAGAAAAGATTAATTTGTCGAAAGTAGAATCTTCTTTTGGTGACATATCTGGTCCTTTGTTGCATTCCAAAAGATATGGATTTAAATCTTTATCCACTATAAAATCTGTTCCAAATATTTGAACACAAAGATTATCATCCAAGTTTCTATGCTCACCGAAATACGGTTTTACCGCATCCAAAACTAAACGCATCTTTTCATTTATTCTTTCAAATAAAATATTTGGATTTTTATATCCATTATCCAATAAATAAGTTTTCAACTGCTTCATTGTCATAGGATTATCATCATAAACTTTAAGATCCAGATTATAACTTGTTATGTTATTTTCAAAATCTAGTGTTGAATCATCATATTCTTTATTGCTGTATATACAAGTTCCATATTTATTTATGTACCCCTCGAGAACTCTATTTTTAAAAGTAAGAAGAAGATATATTCTCAGATTAAGTTTTCTTTTATTTACTAAAAGAAGATTGCGTTTATATTCTTGAACTAATGTAAATTCATTATCTTTTGCTTTACGAATTTCTTCTATATCTCTTGTTAATTGTATTCCTTCTTTTCTTTGTTTTCTTTTTTTAAGAATATAGATTTCACCTTCTTTGTATCTTTCTTCAAATAATTTTACGTGCTCTTCATTCACTAAAACAAACGTCTCAGGCAAAAGGGTTGCGGCTTTATTTCTTCCATAAGTTTTTTCTAATATATTCCATAGCCAAGTTTTTCCAACTAAATTATCACATCCCTCAATTCCAAATATAATTTGATGATCACTAGTTGGTTTTAGATGTTCTAATTCAATTTCAATCCTATTGTATCCACTAGGGACGTATATGTCCCAATTATCATCTTTATCCAAAATTTCATAGAATTTATATTTCTTTAAAATTCTACTAAAAACATTTCCACCTTCACAATAATATGTTTTATATTTTCTAGGATCTTCTTTTATAATATCAGAAAATTTAGGCAAGCTCATATATTTATGATAAATATTGATTATAGCATCGGCCACCTTTTTATCTTTATCAACAAGATATCTAAATCTGTCTGTTTTGGTTCTATAACCATCAATCAGCTTTGAAAACAATGACATTGGATCAGACATTATTTTTTAATTTCCCAAAAATCGTTATATTTTTCAATTACTAAATCATTCATCGCACTGACAATCAAATCTTTGTCCATGTGATATAATCCAGCACAACATAAAGAATTTATTTCTATTACTCTATATTCTTCATCGCCATCAAAATCTACACAAGCGATGTCTATTGTATAAGCCGGATCTGGAAAATCTGTTGGTAAATTTTCTATGACAATATTAGCAAAAATAAGAGCTCTTTCATCTACAGTTCTTTCCTCTGTTTTTTCTCCATTCATCATATAAACACAACCATCCACCACTTTCCCATTTATTACAGCAAATCTGCTTTCTTTTAAAATATTTTTACAAGGAGATATGACAACTAATTGATCTATATCTACTCCGCCATAAGAATTTATAAGAGTTTCATATTCAGATTCAAAATTATCCATGTTTATAATTTGTCCCGGAAAAGTCTTATATCCATTTGACGGTCGAATGAATATTTTTGATTCAAAATAAGATTTCCACCTTTTCAAATCATTTAATCCCATCATACGATAAGTTGAATTTAAAAGATGTTTACCAAACATACCATAATATTTATAGCACTCATAATTATCTATCGTAAGAAATATACCCGGAACGAAATCAGTTTTTGCATATAATTCTCTTCCACGTTGGAGAGATCCATAAAAAATGGTACAATCTTTATTTGTGAATTTATTTTTAATTTGTTTATTGAAATTGAATTTTAAATGATCTGTATCATCGAACAAATAACATTTAGCCCCCGATTTTTCAATCGCTGCGACTAATTGTTCCTCATACTCGGGAAACATATGTTTTTCGACAATCCAAACTGGTTTCATTTTCTTTTTCTATTTATGAAATGCTAAAATCATAATTAGTGTAATAAAAATTAATAAAAATTTTATTGGTTTTTTAATATCCTGGATCTTCTGTTGGCGGTCTATGATCTGGATGGTTCATATAATCATCCATTCTTTTCATCAAAGCTTTAGCCGATTTGTAATCTTGTCCCGTGTACTGTTGTAAAATTGCTATAGTATATTCTTCAGTAATTTCCTTAGCGTTATACACGCTGATTACATTTTCAGCCACATCATCGAAAGATACATGGTCGTCGACCATTGTAACAAAAGATTTGCTATTAAGTTCTTTTGTAAGATTCATTTATTCAAATTTTTTAACATTCACTTTATCGAATTATAAATTATATTTTTTTGATACCAACCTATAATAGTTTTATCTTTGTAATTGACAACTACAGAATCAACGTTCATTTTTCCTGTGAATTTACCATCAAATCCGTAATAATGTATTTCTGCCGACTTCTGAACTTCAACAGTTGTTGGTTTCTTATGATTATCTATGAATGGATCAATGACAAAAACATCAAGAAAAATATAACCAATTACAAATATTATTCCTATCCAAATGTGTTTCATAAATATTCTCCTAAAATTTCTTTTTTAATTGTTTTATATTTTCCATTAACGAGGATAAAAGATTTTTTTCTTGTAATTAATTTTTTCATTATGATACAAAAGTATAAAATAAAATTGAAAATACAAAATTATTATTCAATTAGTTATTAATACATTGGTTGTTGTGGCATTGGTTGTTGTGGTTCTTTTTCTTTGATATCAGATATTACACATTCTGTTGTTAGGAACAAACCAGCAACAGACGCGGCGTTTTCTAAAGCCACACGAGCAACTTTCGTAGGATCAATGACGCCGGTTTCAATTAAATTCTCATATTTTTCTGTTGATGCATTATATCCATAATCATCTTTTCCATTTTTCACATTTTGAACTATAATTGATGCATCCAATCCAGCATTTGATACAATAAGACGAAGTGGCATTTCCAAGGATTTCTTAACAATGTTTATTCCTATTTTTTCATCGTCGTTGTTGTATCCTACTATTTCAAGTTCATCAATAGCTCTTATAAAAGCTACACCGCCACCTGGAACAATGCCTTCTTCAGCCGCGGCTTTTGTTGCGTGAAGAGCATCTTCAAAACGATCTTTCTTTTCTTTCATTTCAATTTCACTTGCAGCACCAACATAAATGACAGCAATACCACCAGCCAATTTAGCTAAACGTTGTTCTTGTTTTTCTTTATCATAATCAGATGTTGCTTTTTCAATCAAAGTTTTAATTTGTTTTACCCTACCGGCAATATTAACTTTATCTCCGTTTCCACCTATAATGGTTGTATTATCTTTATCTACAATTATTCTATCACACAATCCAAGAAGATCTGTTTCAGTGTCTTCGAGTTTCATTCCTTTTTCTTCAGATATAACTTGTCCATCTGTGAGAATGGCAATATCATCCATCATTTCTTTTCTTCTATCACCAAAACCAGGAGATTTAACAGCCACGACTCTCAAACCAATTTTCATTCTGTTTATAACAAGCGCTGCAAGAGCATCGCCTTCAATATCATCACAAATAATTAAAAGTGGATGCCCCGAGTTATGCACTTTTTCAATAATTGGAATTATAGATTGCATTGTTGAAATTTTCTTATCATAAAGAAGAATATAAGGGTTTTCATAAACCGCTTCCATTTTTTCTGCATCTGTTACAAAATATGGTGATATGTATCCTTTATCAAATTGCAATCCTTCTACTATTTTAATAGTAGTTTCTGTTCCTCTTGCTTCTTCAATAGTAATAACTCCTTCTTTTTTGACTTTTGCCATTGCTTCAGCAATAAGTTTACCTATAGAGTTGTCATTATTTGCTGAAACTGTTGCTACTTGCTCTATTTTATCGAAAGAATCACCAACAGATTTTGATTGTTTTCTAAGAGAAGATATTATTGCAGCAACAGCTTTATCAATTCCTCTTTTCACATCCATTGGATTACATCCAGCGGTTATAGCTTTGTTACCTTCGTTTATAATGCTTTGAGCTAAAACTGTAGCTGTTGTAGTTCCATCACCAGCAAGATCTGAAGTTTTTTGAGCCACTTCTTTAACTATTTGAGCTCCAATATTTTCTGTTGGATCAGGAAGTTCTATATCTTTTGCTACAGTTACTCCATCTTTTGTGATGGAAGGACTTCCATATTTTCTTTCTAAGATTACATTTCTACCTCTTGGTCCAAGAGTTACTGATACACTATCAGCTAATTGATTTACTCCTTTAATTAATTTTTGTCTTGCTTCGTAACCAAATTCTATATTCTTCGCCATATTTTAATAATTATTTTTTAAATATTCCATTGTTTTAGCTTCTAAAACTACATCGTGTAAATGTCTCAATCATTTTTTTTTGAAAATATGAATTTTTTTATTTTCATCATCTTCTTTGTGTTCTCTATAAAAATCTACCATTCTACCAATAGCAAAAGATTCACCATCACTAAGAAATTTATGTTTTTGATCGAGATAATCAGCAAGCTCATCCATCGAAAATTTATTCCAATCGACAAACGTGCATTTTTCAGAAACCTTTATATCGTCTTTATCTCTATTTGGATCGGTTTCTTTCAACCTATCTTTTTTATAATTCCATTTCATTTTTGTTTAATTATTTTATTTGACGGAATTGTTTTTTCTTCTGCTTTTGCGTAAAATCCAAAATCTCTAAGAAGTTGAGTATTGGCTTCAATTCTTTTAACTTTTTTATTATGATTTTTTTTATTTTTATTAAAGATTTTTTTTATTCTTTTTTTAGCTGATCTTCCCATATATTTTCTTTATTTTTTGATTGAAGTTTTTCGAAATTACGATTTATTTTTTCCATAGCTTCTTTTATGGTATCACCATCTCCAGAATTTGGATCTCCAATATTTATTTTTTCTAATTCATCTTCTTTTACAGGCGAAGAATTGTCAAATTTCAAAATATTTTGAAAAGAGCTTATTCCATACCATTTTTTCATATTATTATATTATTTTTTAGAACCAATGTCCATATCTATATTCATCATCTCCATAATCCCATCTACTATATCTATCAATATTTTTATCTTTTGTTTTATCTCCAATTGGAAGAGACTCCCAATCCATAAGACAAGCAGCTCTTGCCAAATCAGATAAGAATTTTATATCTGTTCGCTCGCCGTGTGAGTGCTCGCCAAAATAACCAACCGACAAATTTGTCACTTCGGGTATAATACCAATAAAAGAAGCGCTATCTGTAAATATACCAGTTGAATCTGGAACATATTTAAAACTTGAATTTTTATCATTTAACATTTTTGCCAAAGCTAACGCAAATTCTTGACTACATCCGCGTCTTCCGATTTGGTGAGTAATAACTGAATGGTAAGCTCTTCTGTCAAAAGACACCATTCTATCATAATCTAAAAAGAAATTTCTATCTTTTTGAATTATACAATGAGCTCCTACCATGCCACTTTCTTCACCTTGAAAGAAATAATAAGTTCCTGGAACTTTTCTGTAAATCATATAAAGAAGAATGGTCATTCCATTCTTATCATCACCGCCAAGAACACTATAGCCGTCAGTAGAAATCATATTACCTTGAATAACATGATTTACTTTCTGATATCTATAACATGCAGTGTCCATATGACAAGTAAAAATAGTTCTGCTGTCTCCTATTGTCATATAATAATTACCGCATCCATCTTCTCGAATTCTTTTTGGAAAATATTTCTCTAGTGTATACTCCATACCATATGGAATTGTGTATGAAGTTAAATCTAAAAATAATTGTTTTATGTTCATATTTTTCTCTATTATCTTTGCCATCTGTATTTATAAAGTCCTGCAATACTCAAATCAAACAAGATATTCTCCAAATCTTCTGAATGTGGAATATGTCCGTTTGTGTTGTAAAATAATCTCTCAAATCTTTTTGGATTTTCTTTTTTGATTTTGTAGAAATAAATTTGAATATTACCTTTTACATTCGGCAATTCTTTCAAGATTTCTTGAGTGAGTTGTTGATAAGTTTGTTCTATCATATCTATATTTTTGCAAAATTACAATTTATAATTAGAATAAAAAAATTTTATTTTAATATTTTGTCAATCAATTTTGTTCTTCTTTCATTTATTACAATATTTGGATTTTTATGAATTTTTATTGCCATTCTTTTTATGACTTCTGTGTAATAAGCAAATACTGTAGATTTTTTATTAGTTTTGTTATAATTTTTCCAATTATCTAATAAATATTCATAAGTATAGTTTACATATAATTTTTTTGTTCTTAAATTTATAAATAACCAATTTTTCTTTGTTACTACCGTTTCTGTCATTCGAAGCAACATTTTTTTCAAATTATCTGTTGCAATCCCACTCTCTGATGATTTATCGAATTCCAATTTAAGTTCTTCTACATCCATATATTTAGTCCCCATACGTCGTTATAAAAGTTATCTTTTTTATCTTATTAAATTATAAAAGTTTTAAAACAGAAAAATTATATATAGGATTATGATAAAAAGATCTCATTCTTATATAAAAGAATCTGCTTCTACAGAATACAATATTGGAGATCATGTTGTGGTCAATGGAAATGTAGATGGTAAGATATTCAATGATTTTAAAGGCACCGTGTCAGACAAAGCGATTCTTATAGTATTTACAGATAGAGATGAAAACGGTAAATGTAAATATTATAAATATAAAGGAATATCTTATTATATAATAGAGGAAGATTGGTGGGTGTCGCCGTACAATTTAAGTTATACGAAAATGCCAAAAAAAATATATTCAAAAATTGATCCTTATGGTGAAGAAAATTGGGAGGAAGAAATTACAGAAACATTATATGTTTCCTCTTTAGGAACAGAAATTAAAAAATTAAAAAAAGAATATGATATAGTTGGAGAATTAAAAATAAATGCTATTAGATGTGGTAATTATAATCTTGCTGCTGTTTGTAGAGCTAAAGAAAGAACTTTATCAAAAAGACTCAAAAAATTAATAGAAAAAGGAGAAGAAGAAAAAGAAAACGATGGGGGGAAAATAAAATGGTATAATAAAGGAAATTTTGAAGAAGAAAATTAATATATAAGAATATGAAAATTAAAAAATATACAGAATTTTTAAATGAAGCTGATGCACCAGCTCCAGCCCCAACATCAGCGCCTGCGGTGCAACCAACGGCTCAGCCATCAGCACAACCAGCACAAGCACAACCATCTGGAATCACTCAAACAGAGCAACCACAATCGACAGAAGAAAAAAGTGGAGATCTTTCTAATTATAATAACGAAAGCGCTACAAAATTTCCAGATACAGTTAAGAAAATGGTTGATATGCTGAAAGATATGGATAAAGAAGGTCTTATTAAAGTAAGAAATGTTATAGCTGAGGTGAAAGGCATGGGAGACGCAAAAGCTGAAATAGGTAAATTATGAAATCTTTCGAAAATTTTTTAAATGAAGAATTAAGAAAATTATCAATGTCAGAAGCTAAACCAGAAGTTAAATTACTGACATTGAAAGGCGATGATTATGAAACTGCGAGTTATTACGACAAAAATATAATATCTTTAATGAAAAGTAAAATGAACATAGAATCCAGAAATTATATTTCAGATTTAATAGAAGCGACTAAAGGGAAAAAAGTTCTTTTTTATAATACAAAAGACGGACAAAGCATCAAAAAAGAAAGAATATCTTTGGGTGGATATTGGAAAAAAGATCAATTTAGTATTGATGGTTGGCAATTTATGTTAAAAGGTACAAAAAAGGATTATGTTGTTAATATGTTCAATCATATAGGATATTATGATAAAGCAACTAAAATATCTAAAAAATATGAACCTAAAACCACTGTAAAATGGTATAAAGGTGGTGGCAAATTTGGAGATGAAGAAGAATGGTTGTAAAATTGATATAATAAAAAAACATGAAAATTTTATGAAAAATATAAAGACATTTGAACAATTTGATGTAAACGATCCTTATGGTGAGGAAATAGACGCTGATTTATCATTATCTCAAGATGATATCCCATATGATGAAATAACAGGTATTGATGATCTTATAGATATTGATGATCTTTATAATGTAATGGTTAACTACTTAGAGCAGGCTAATATTATTTATTGTAATTATGTTAATGAAAACCCAGATGAGATAGATAACTGTACATCTCCAGAAGACGCTATGGAATGTCTTGGTGAAATTGAAGAAGATCACGGCCTATATAGCCAGGCTCAAGAATTGTTGAATAGAATTGATGAACTTCAGGATCAAATAGATAAAATAGAATCTGAAGAATATTTCAACGATGATTAATTTTCTTTTATAAATGAATATCCATTTACTTTCTCAACATTAATTACTCTATCAAAATGAACTGTATCAAATTTTAAAGGTGTCGCTATTATTACATTTATATCATTTATTTCAGAAAACTTACGCAAAACTTTTAAAATCAAATCAACATTCTCATCATCAACTGATGCGAAAACTTCATCCATAAATAAAATGTTTGTTTTCTTGTTCATGCTAATAACCATTTCCATATATGATAAGGCAATAGCCACGTTTATTTTTCTAGCTTCGCCCGTAGATAATGATTCTACATGAATATCATCAATATATCTTTCTTTAATTATAGCGTCAAAACTATCGTCGAGTCTTACATTATATTTAGATTCAAGCTCGATAAGATATCTAGACAAATGTTCATTTATAGGATCTACAACCGTTTTTATAATACCACGTCTTATTCCTTTTTCTGATAATATTTCTACAAGTTTTTCGTATTTTAATATTCTTTTGTTTAGATTTTCTAATCCCTTACTATATTTTTCATTCTCTTTTTCTAGAATATCTATATTTTTATTTAATTCACCAATTGATATATTGTTAGAAACTTTATCGCGAATATCTTTCAGTTCTCTTTTAATAATATCATATTGAAATTCTTTATCATGAATTTCTTTTAACATACCACCTCTCTCAACCACTTTTGAAGAATATTCTCTTTTTAAGTTATTAAGACTCTTTTTAATTTCTAATAAATCTTTTGAAGCCTCTCTATATTCTTCTTCTAATTTGGCTAACTCCTCTAAATGCGAGTCGTCTGTTAGAATCGTTCCACAAAACGGACAATTTCCCGAGCGAAATATGTCTAATTTTTTTGATAATTCTTCTAGTTGAAGCTCGTCTGACATTATTTTATTTCTTTTTCCTTGTAAAACTTCCTTTTTAGAAACAATATCAGGCCAAGTTAATTGAAGATTTTCTTTCATCTCACGAATTTCGCTTTTGAGTGTTATATAACTATTTTTATATTCTAACATTTTTTCTTTATCAATTTTGCTTCCTGTTATTTCTAAAATGTTTTGAATATTATTCTTATATGTCTCAACAGTGTTTGTATTTGTGAGAACCATCCCCTCAAGTTTTTCTCTACGTTTATATTCATTTTTCAATAATTCTTTTGCTATTGAAAAATAAATATCTATTTCATCGATATTAAATAATTTATTGAGAAGTTTTCTTTTTGTATCTGTATCAAGATTAATGAAATTGGCAAAATCGGCTAGATTTAATGAAACAAGAGATTTATAAGTATTATATTCTATGCCTATAATATCATCTTTTTCATATTGTTGCATCAACTCATATTTATCTGTCCTATCGACATCATTTACATTTATTTTGAATCCTTTTGGACTGAGCTTTCTATTTATAACTACATTATCATTATTCCAATTTACAAAATCTATTTCAACTTCAAGATTTTTGTTTGTTCTATTTGGAAGTATATAAGATGGAACACGTTTAGTGTTCTTACCTCTTACTATATTAAAAAGAGCAAAATCAATAGACTCTAGTAAACTACTTTTACCATTTGCGTTTTGACCATTTAAAAGTATAAGACTACCACCTTTGTTAAAAGATAGTTTTTGTAAAGCGTTTCCATAGCTTTTAAAATTTCTAAGACTTATAGAGTTAATTATCATTTAATATTTTATCTATTAATTTTGTTCTGTTTTTATTTTTTAAATATCCAACTAAGAAATCTCTTACATTTTCATCACACTCAGCAATATATTCCAATTTACCATCTTCCATTAATTCAAATATAAAAGGTTTTCCTCTATATTCTATTTTATGTATTCCGAGGACATTTAAATGCCATTTATTCATTTAATATTTTATCAATTATTTTTGTTCTTAAGACATTTATGGTTTCTTCTGGTGAATAAAAATATTTTTCCAAATCTTTACTGCATCCAAATGACCATTCGTTGCTTGGAAAAGAACAATTCGAAGGATTAATTTTATCTTTTACAAATATAAATTTATCTGTGAAATAATAACATTCATATAAAGAATCTTTTATAAATTCACACCTTCTTCTACCATATTTTATGTCAGCATCACGAATAATACTTTTTTTACACAGAACTTTCATGTCAAATCTTCTATTCTCATTTTTTGTAAAAGAGCATACAAAACAAACGCATGACCCATTTTCATTTTTGGATCGTTCATCACTTCTGTTAAACTCTTTCCCATTTTTATATGATTATATCCGTCAAAATCGATCAAATAAATATCTTTCTTTGTATGGCGATAAATATATAAAAGTTTTTTAAAAGCTTTAGTTGATTTTACACCTCTAGCGTATAATGGAATGTATATCTTTTTTCTCGCTGTTATATAATCTAATTTTTCCCCATTCCACCACGAGTACAAAGGCACTGCTCCTTTTCCCATTGGATAACGATAGGCATAACTAGACTTCCATCCTTTTTGAGCCCATTCAAAATACTCAGGTTTTGGCTCACCATTATTATCATATTCTTTATAAACTTTAGAAAATTGCCATCCGTTTTCTACATTCTTAGCGTAATAATTATCATATAAAGGACCGCATGGAACTACAAACGGGGAAAGTCCTTTTGACCAATCATCAGATCTTGATGTTGTATCTATCACTATTGCAGTATCTGGCAAAGATAATTTATTTCTATATGTTTCTACATATAACATTTATGGTAAAGTTTTTTTAATGAATTTTTCAGTCATTCTCTTTTGATTTTCGCCCGAATAAAAATCTTTATTTAATATTTCATTGTGTTTCATTTTAATTTTCATAAGTCTTCTCTTTCTATCTTTTCCATAATTTCAATTTATTTTATCATGTTATCAATTAATATTGTTCTCTTTATATTTTGTATTTCTCTTTTTGATAAATATCTACATTTTATATTTTTGGCAATCCATTTATCTTCTTGTCTGTGATTATTTATTATCGAGCACGTTCCATCTTTCAAAAAATAAATACTCATTAATTTATATTTTCTAAACATTATTCTGTATATAGAGTGTCCTTTTATTAATTTACTATCTTTAAAATAATTTTGATCCTTCATAAATGCATTATTACCGGGATATTTAATTGGCAGTAATTCACATATTCCTTCTTTTTTTCTATAAATCTTTTTTCTTACATGCTCCAAAAGAACTAATTTAACGTCATCAGTGTCATCAATATCAATGAAATCAGGATGAGCTTTTGTAAATTTAAAATAACTTATTTGTTTCATAATCATTATATAAATAAAAAGAAAGATGGTTTGAGAAAATTATATATAGAAATAGAATAAATTATGGAATATTTAAAATCATATAAACAATTAAACGAAGAAGTCTTAGATGTTAATTATGGAATAGATTTAACACAAAGATTTTTAGAAAAAATGCCAAAAGATCCAGAGGAACCTGCTTATAAAAGATTAAAAGAAATAGCAAAAAACGGAAATCTTTATAAATATTTAGTGAGCGGAGATAAAAAATTGACATTTGGAATGTTGAAAGCTTTACACGCGGACGCTCTAAAATTTAAACAAAATAGAGAACTCAAACAAGGTATTCAAAAATTTTTTTGGCGAGCTATTCCATTGGCTCTGGCTCCGGTTTTCTTTCCTATATGGATTATATCTCAAATTCTTGGAGCAACAAGAGCTTTTAATAAAATTATGATACAAGTATTAAAAATGGATAATCATCATTATCACGGTTTTATTCTCAATATAATAAATAAATTTATGGATTTATCAGAAGGCGAAATTGAAAGATTTCTTGAGGAAGATTGGTTTTATAAATCTTTTGCCATAGAAAAAGGTCTTTTAAATATGGTAAAAAAGGAGCATATAATAGAATTTAGTTATTATATAATTAAAAAAATTAAATATCAAAGTGACGACGCTATTGTTCCCTCTTATTATATTGAGAATGAATTTAGAAAATTTTTAAATCGTAGATTTCGTTTAGAACCTCCTTTATTATTGAAAAGGAAATCTAATAAGCATGAGAATTTTTAAATATTTCAATATTTTTAAGGCATCCAATCCTGAGCAACTTTAAATTGATCATCAAAATTAATATCATCTTTGTGCCATTCTTGTTTCTGACATTTTGGACATTCTATCAAACTAATATTTGTAGGCCATTCGAAATTGTTTCCACAATCACATTCTATATTAAGAATATTGATTTGTGAACTCCATTTAGTTAAAATTTTCACAACATAGTTAGTTTTTTTATATCATCTTCTACTTTATCGTAGATTTCTTCAAATTCATTCTGTATGATACCTAATATTTCATCAGCTAATTCCATTCTTTCGTCTAAATCATCGCTAGCCAATAAATCTTCTACTAATCTAGTTATATCTGGATTTTCCAAGTTTTTTAAAAATCTTATAATATTTCCACCTGGCTCATAATCCAAACTTCCTTTTTCTAATTTATCATCTCTATATTTTTCCTCACTATAAGGATCAATTTCTTGATTAGTTTGCTCAAAATATTTTTTAATATACTTGCTCATTTAAAATTTATTTTTAAGTATATATTAAAATTTAATTTTGGATTTTAATTCTTGAAGTTCTCCTATCCAAATATCTGTTTCTGATGTCTGTTCGAGTTTCTTATGTTTTTCTTTGAGTTTGTCATAATCTTCTTTTATTTCTTGTAATCTATCTTTTGTGAATGAAGATATATACATATTTAATAAATATCCATAAGAATTTTCGACTCTTTCAAACTTGTGTTTTTCTAATTCTAAATCTAAAACTTCTCTTGATTTTTTATAAACAATAATATCACCATCTATAACAAGTTTTAAAAACTTTATTTTGTTTTGAGCAATTTTTATATCTTTTTTCAATTGTTCGAGTTGATACGCTTTTCTTTTGACGTAATATTCTATTCTAACTTTACAAAAATCATCTATTATCTCATATTGATCGTTATATTTTTTTATTTTACATTCTTCGTCAAACAAATGCATGTTTTTTGTTGGAATATATGTTTCTATGCCAAGTTTTTTATGAACATCGTCATTTTTATAAAGATCATCCATGTTCTCTTTTGTCAATACTAACTTTATATCTATTTCAGTATCAGTGCAATTCTTTGAATAATCTTTTATCTTTTTTTCTTCTATTAATTTCTCGAGTTTTTCAAAATATTTATGATTCCACATTCCTATTGGAAGCTCTTTTATTCTAATTACATTAGCATTTAATTTTTCATAAACGCCGCGTGTTATGTATCTACTATTATCTTCATCATAAATAATATCTCCCTTAAATCCTTTATAGAATGGAGATATATTTTTACATTTTTTTCCTTGAATTTTATTGGATATATAAGCAATCAAATCTAATGGATTAAACATTGGAACATTACTCGAATAACCACTTCCCAACCCAAACGATCCATTTACCAAAACCATCGGAATAATTGGAACGTAATATTTAGGCTCTATTTGTATTCCATCATCATCTAAATATTCTAATATATCATTATCTTCTTTTCTAAAAATATAAGGAGTTATATCGCTCAATCTTGTGAAGATATATCTTGGCGATGCATTATCAGATCCACCTTTTATTCTTGTTCCAAATTGACCCTTCGGTAATAATAAATTTATATTATTCGTTCCGACAAAGTTTTGAGCCATTCCAATAATTGTTTCTTCTAAAGATTGTGGGCTATGGTGATACGCAGCCATTTCAAACACAGCTCCATATAGAGAGCTTACTTTTATTTCATTTTTAACATTTTTCTGAATCATTGTATAGAAAGTCTTTCTCTGACTTGGTTTAAATCCATCCACTACATTTTGAATATTTCTAACATTATTATACATTGAATATTCAATATATTCATCATTAATGAATTTATCATAAGTTTGTTTGAATGAAAATTTATCAATGAAATCGGCTGGTTTATATTTCTTTAACCACTCTTTTCTATCATCAGATCTTTTATCATTAAAAATCAAGTCAAAAAGTTCTTCTGTCTCTGGTTTATCATAATGAAATCTAACAAGATGCTTATTTATCTTTCTAAAAAATTCTTTCATCTCGTCTGGTTGAATAGTGCCTAATCCTTTGTAATATTTTATAAACCATTCTTTTGTATTAGTCTCATTTTTCCATTTTTTATAATCTGCCAGTCTATAAAAATATTTATATACTTTGCCTTTTTCTACTTTTACTATCGGTGTTATAAATTCATAAATGAAATCTAATTTCAATAACTCGGGCCAAAATATATCAAATATATTCATCAACAGACCTTTGATATGTTTGCCATCAGCATCTTCATCAGAGAAAAGAACTATTTTTCCATATCTGAGCTTCTTAGTGTCAGTATATTTTTTACCAAATTCAAGTCCTAAAATATTAATAATATTTTTAACTTCTTCATTTTTACCTATATCCGCAAAAGTCATTCCTCTTACATTCAAACCAACTCCTTTTAACGGAAAGTTTCCATAATAATTATCATCTACCTCAGAAAGACCAGATATAACTGAAGATTGAGCAGAATCGCCTTCAGTAAGCATCAAACAACATTTTTCACTTTCAGATGTTCCCGCCTTTGAAGCGTCATTAAGTTTAGATATTTTTATCTTACTTCGTGTTATCTCTTTTTTAGTATTAAATTCTTCTTTAATCATAAGAAATTTCATAAGTTCTTCTATCATTTCGGAAGAAGAAATCTTTTTGATCAAATTATCGGAAACTTCAGGTGCAACAACTTTACTTATAAGATTTTCTTTGGATTGTGTATCAAAATCAGGATTAACTATTTTTGTATTAACAAACATAAACATATGATTTTTAATATCATTTTGTTTAATATTTAGCTTTTTGTTTCTTTTTAAAAGAGTTTCTTGTATCTTTTTTGTTATTTGATTAGTAATGGAATTAACGTGAGTTCCACCGTTATAAGTAGATATACCATTAACCATTGAAATTTGATTAAACGAATTATCTAATGATTTTGAAACACCAATTTCCCATTTATCATCTAATTTTTCATAAAACATCTCACTCTCACCTATAAACATTTCCATATAGGATTTGAAGTTCTTTGTAGGAATTTGAACACCATTATAATATACTTTAACTTTATTACAATATACAGACACATCAATGCAACGTTTTATAAAGATAGATTCAATTTCATCATCTATACAGTCTAGTTCAAAACGTTTAAAATCCGGATAAAAGGTTACTTTGGTGAATTGTTTTTTAGAAGCTTTTATCTTGGGCTTATTTATCTTATTTAGATTGTTTTCAAATACTTGTGTATATTTTTTCTTCCCATCACAAGTTTCTAATATGAATTTTTTTGAAAATATGTTTGTCAAAGTGCATCCCATTCCGTTCTGCCCTCCCCACATTCTTTCTTCCTTTTCATCAAAATTGGAACCAGCCATCAAATGCCCAAAAACCATTTCTGGTATATAAATTTTTTCCTTTTGATGAATTTCAACTGGAACTCCAGGACCATCATTTTCTATTGATACACAATCTTTTGTAACTTCAACTTTAATATATTTAACTTGATTTGTTCTTATATAATGATCGGAAGCGTTAGTAAGAATCTCGTCGAAAATTTTTAAAAACGCAGCGTTATAACTAGTTGGTTTATTGACAATCTTAATATTGTTCAGTTCTTTTGGATCATCTATTACGAACAATGATTTTGTTTCATTAACTATAGATCCTATATATATATTGGGTCTAAGAAGAACATGTTCCTTGTGAGTAAGTTTTTGATATTTTTCAGAATTGCTTTTAACCATTAGAATTGTAAAGTTTTTTCTTTATATATTAGAATCGCTGAGTTTTGTTTCATTTTAATTTTTAATATATAGATTTGATGATAACACAATTTAATTTTTAATATATAGATTTGATGATAACACAATTTGAAAAATTTGAATTAAAAAATCTTTTTAAGAAGAATTATAAGAAACTTTCAAAAGGATATGAATTTGTTCCAATAATAGATGAATTAGGTGAATATATTGCTAGAAACTGGAACGGTCCTAGAGTCATTAATGTCAATAGAGATGTTATTGAGGAATATTCTAGATTATCATATGAATATGTCAAAGAAAATTTATTAGGTAAAATAATTAGATTTGTGCCCGAGAAAAAAAATTTCAAAGTCAATAATATGGTTAATGTGGAAGGCATTATGGGAGGATATATAGATATGCCATTTCCAAAAGAAGGTTGTTTATATATCAAATTAATAGATATACATAAAATAAGAAATTATAATTTAATTTATCATTTCGTATCCGACGAATACTTGAAATATTTAATAAGTTGGCAAACTATTAATAATACGTGGATTGCTAAAAGAGTAAATAGAATAATAACCAAAGAAGATCCTTATGGTGAAGAAGATTGGGAAACGGATCAATGACGATAAAAACCGGGAAATATAAAATTATATATAGAGTAAAGAAACGAATAAATGATCAAGAAATTTGAAATATTCTTAAATGAAATAATAAAATTCGATTTCACTGAGTGGAAAGAAATAGAAGATTTAAAAATCAGTGAAATAGATCTTAATAGAGAATTTTTAGATTATGAAGAAAATTTTTTAATCAATCATGGTTTAGTGAGACGAGAAAATATTGATGACAAATCTCCATATTTCGTTGAGCCTGATCAAAATAATTATTATAATTTAAAGATTAAAAAAAACGCTGAAAGAAAGAAAGAAATTGGGGATATCAAAGAATAATAGGAGAAAAAATAAGAATCTGGTATGAAATTAAAATTGATATTAAAGGAAAAGAACCAGGTAAAGGCCAGTATTCTTTATCACAAGATATAGAAACTAATAATAAAGAAGAAAGATTAAAACTTTTAAAATGTTTGATTAGAAATTTATACGTTTTTATGAATAAAAAAGGCTTAGATCCAGATAGCATTATAAAAAAAGAAGAAGAAAAAATAAGAAAAGAACAAGAACAAGCCGATCTTAGAGATAAAATGAGATGCGTTGATCCGTATGGTGAAGAACAATGGGAAAAAGATGATGTTGGTCAGCAAGAGGCGGGGGGCTTTTGGGGGTCCAAGTGGAGCTAACGGGAACCAGCGATACATCAGGAAAAAGTTATTTAGAAGATTTATTTAATATATAATCAATTTATATTTTAAACTACCAGAATCATATATTCTAAAAATTTTACGTTCTAACATTATTTCGTGCTCAGTTTTATTTGCGTCGAAACCTTCTTTTATCAATTTGTCTTTTCTAAAACCAAATCTATGAAATCTTTTATCGCCTATTATATAATAATAATTTGGTTGAGTTTTATATTCGAATTTGAATCCTAATTTTTCATAAAGATTTCCTCTACTCCATGATCTATCCGCGTAACTTATTATTTCTTTTGGATGGTAATTTTTAATAAAATATTTAAATAATTTAGATGCCCCACCTACAACATTAATGTTCAATTTATTACAAAATCTCAACATTTCATATATCCCTTCTGATGCTTTTTGACCCATAGAATTTCTAAGATTTCCAAATGTCATTAAAGAAATTAACTTTTCATTATAAAATAAACCTATTTTGATCCTAGAACCAATAAATCCTTGTAAATGATTTTGTTCTAGAAATTCTCTAATCGATTTATTATCTGAAATTTCTCTAATTTGACATTTTCTGGCATAGATTTTTCTTGATTTGTTTATTAAGTTTAATATTCTAGATTTAACGATATCTTGTTTATATATCCAATCGTCTTCATATATGTGAATTAATTTAATATCATGTTCTTCTGCAAGTTCTGTTTTTTCTATATGATAGTCGCTATTCAGATTATATTCGCTATGCCAGAATAATCCATTAAATTCGAACCCCAAATTTAAATCTGGAAGATACATGTCTATTTCTTTACCGATGGCGCTTTTATTGTTGAAATCAATTTTTTCTTTATAAATATTTTTTATAAAATCTTGTAATTGTATTTCATATCCACTATTTGAGTATGAAGATATTGGATTACATATGGTACATAATTCTGTTTTCAATTTGTCTCTATTTTTAAAAGTTTGATAATCAATATCATAAATATGATTTCTATTACATTTAACTTTGATCATTCTTTTATTTATATTATAATCTATAATATTATAATTTTTATATTTTTTTAAGAAATTAAATTTTTTTGTATTGTTCGTTCTTTCGATAATTTCTTTATTTTGCATTGGGTTCTCATATCCATATTTTTTTAAATTTGTCTTTTTAATTTTTTCTCTATTTTTCAACGCATTATCATATCCATTATTTTTAAAATTTGTCTCTTTAATTTTTTCCTTTATTAGTTTATTTTGAATAGGATATTCTACTCCATATTTTTCTGTCATTCCTTTTCTCATGAGAACACTATTTTGTAGTATGCTTTTGATTCCGTATTTTTCAATATTAGTTTTTTCTTGTTTTTTCTTATATTCCTCTAACTGAGAAGAATGTTCTACACCATATCTTTTTATATTAGTTTCTACTATTTTATTTTTAACAATCTGATTTTGTTGTGGATAAATTGATCCATATTTTTCTAGATTAGTCTTCTCCCATTTTTCTTTAGAACATTTCTGACAATAATATTTCTCTACACAACCACTAGTTATTTTATAATACGTTCTATATTCCATTTGTTTTTCTTTTTCACATATATCACATTTTGTTGAAATAACAACATGACTTCCTTTCATTAATTGATAAGGTTTTATAGTTATAATATCTTTCATTTTTATATTATTAAATAATTTGCTATACTCTTTTATATTTGTAGAATTTATAGCAACGTTAACTTTTTCGCTTAGTATCATATATAAAAGAAATTGTTTTTTCTTCTATATATTAATATTTTCAATTAGTTTTATTTAATATATACGTTCACTATGCGTATATCATCACAAAATAGTCAATTTATATTCCAATTCCCTGTGGATTTTATAACACCATATCTTTATGATAAATTTCAAATATGGCTCGATAATATGCGTATGCAATATGACAACGCTCTCGATTATTTAAACTCTACAATAAAAGAAATAGTATTTCCATCCATATCTTATGAAAATGTTAAACAGCCTTTATATGGAGGTAAAACTGTAGAGATGAAATCGGCTAAAAATATTTACGATTCATATCAACACGAATTAGATATAACTTTTAGAAGCGTCGATTCACATACTAATTATTTTATGATGCAAGAGATTATGAATGAATATTATCTTAATACAAGAAAACCATATATACCATATTTTAATTTGAGTATATTAGATAAAAATGGAGATTTAATTTATACCGTTCTATTTAAAAACATATTATTAAAAGCTCAAGGCGAACAGCGTTTTCAATATCAAAAACAAGATTTTGGTGAGCAAACTTTTTCTATAACGTTTGCTTACAACTATTTAGATATTATTTGGGAAATTAGAAAGAGCCCGAAAGAAGAAAGTAAGAATATGTTTGATTTGCCATTGGGGCAAGGATATTGGGAAAGAAGAGATAAACCAGATTGGGATATAAGTGTTATACCTGTGAGCAAACAAAGAAAAAATCCAATAATTTATCCTGATGAACGCCCAACACAAGGATCATCACAAGTATAAAAAATATGATAACGTCGTTTAACGAATATATAACAGAATCGAAATTTACTGATACTATTAAAAAAATAATAGAATATCCAGTAGTTAAATTCATAGAGAATAAAGTCAAGGGACTTAGCGATGATGAAAAATTATTAAAAATAGCTAAAATAGCTAGAAATATAGACAAAATATTTTGTGCTAGCTTTTCTTGGTATTATTATACAATATTTTTTATGGCTTCTTTAATAGGAACACAAATACCACATTTTATTAACAAAGTACCTCAAACTAATGCTACCACGAAAATTTTTATTGTTTCTTGTATTTATCTCTTTGGATTCTATTGTTATATAACTCTTACTAAAAAATATAGAATGCTTGCAAAAGATTATTATAGAAAAATTAGAGCAGCTTATGTTAATTCCAAAAAAATTAATAAAATCAATGATGATCCCTATGGTGAAGAGAATTGGGGAGATGAGTTGGAAATAGTAGCTAAAGCAAATAAAATTAGATATCATAGAGGCAAACTCCTAGGCGGAGCTAATGAATTTTGGGAGGAATATATGCCATTCTTTGGAGTTGGAAAAGATAAAGCGGATGTTCGACCAGATTAAAAAATCAATTTTAAAATAAAATATATACGAAATATGAAAAGAATAAAAAAATTAACAGAAGAAATAGGTTTTGATTATACAGAAAAACCAAGTGGGATATAAACTAATTTTATTATATGTTAAATTATGAAAATTACATACAAGAACAGAAAAAATATAAACCTGGAATAAGTAGAGATTTTTGGAATGCTCCAAACTGGTTTTCTATGGGGAGAATAGTAATTTATAGAAAATGGATAAAGATGATAAATTATATATTTCATGACGTATTATATAATAAAAGAGGAGTTGTTGTAAATGAGGTAGATCCATATGGAGAAGAGAATTGGGATGATGATAATGATATTCAAAACGATCAAGAATTAAAAGATATTATATGTAATTTTTTTGAAGAATTTCTACCTAATACATCAACTCCAGAAAGGAATATGAGAAATATTATTGAAGAAATTCAGGAAAATAAATATAAGATTGAGAATATTGTGAGATTATTAAAAATTATAAAAATTTATCTTCAATATTTTTCTCCAAAAGAGATGAGTTTTTATAAATTGGGGTCGAATAATACTCCTTGGATATTCCATATAGTCAAATCAAATACAGTCAAATTAAAAAAATAAATATGAAAATAAAAAGATTAACAGAAGAAATAGGTTTCAATTATACAGAAAAACCAAAAGAAGAAAAAGTTTCTCAGAAAAAGAAGAAAAAAGGAGATTTTGGAGATATAAAAGCTCTTCTGTTTATATTAAAGCCCGTCTTGAAAGAAGCCCACGACGCAGGCAAAGTTGGAAAAAGTTTTGATGATTGGTGGAATGAATATACTAATTTTCCACAAATTTCACAACAACCAGATGAGGAATCGCCGGTTGGTAAGAGTGTTATTGGATTTAGACACTAAATCGTATTTTTTTAAACTTATTAATTTTCCGCCGATATAATTTCATAAATACGATAAATATGATAGAAACTTATGACAAGATAGAAATGATCTTAACTAATGATTTTTTCGAGAAACTCAAAAACGAAAACAAAGTTTTCAAGTACAAAAACAAAAACAAAAACATCTCTCTAACTGAAGATTATCTTTATTTTCTGAAAAGATTAGAAGAATCCACATCCCAGTCTTTCAAACAAATTGAAGAAGGCGAGATAGTCGAAGGCACTATTGTTAATATTGATAAGAAAGAAATTATTATCGATATTAATTTTAAAGACAATGTATTTGTCGAAAGCAAAACTATTGATCAAGACATGTTTCAAAATTTACATGTTGGCGATCCTATTAATGTTATGATTATTGAAATCAGTGATAATCCTTATTATATAAAGGGATCATTGAACGATCTTCTAAAACTTAATATTTCTAATATAATTAAAGAACATTTTAACGAAGAAAAACCTTTTTACGCTACTGTAAAAGAATCACAACCAGCTGGTTATTATTTGGATCTTGAGGTTGAAGGGCAAATCGTAGATGCGTTTATGCCAAACACATTAGCCGGAGTTAATAAATTATATGATCCAAATTCAATAGTTGGACAAAAATTTGAGGTAATGATTGAAACTCTGGAACAAGATAAAGGAATTTATGTTGTAAGTCGTAAAAAATATTTGGAGACTCTTATTCCAGAACGTATTAAACAGTTAAAAAAGGAATGGATTAGAGAGAAAGGTAAAATTTATGAAGGCAACATTACTGGAACAACGCCGTTTGGAGCTTTTGTCGAATTTTGTGAGTATTTAACGGGCATGATTCATCGCTATAATGTGAATCCAGAGTGGCAAACAGATGAAAAATGGGCTACGTTGAAACCAGGAATGGATGTTAATTTTTATATAAAGGACATAATAACAAGAAAGAACAAGATTATTCTTACTCAAATTATTAGAGAATCTTTATGGGACACTATCAAAGTCGACGACGTTATAAAAGGCAAAGTTATTTCTATAAAGCCTTTTGGAGCTCTTGTTCAGTTGGATGAAGAAACCAACGGATTAATACAAAATACTTATCTTCAAAAAAATAAAATTGATCTGAAAATGGGTCAAGATATTGAAGTTAAAGTAACCAGTATCATGAAAGATGAACGTAAAATTAATCTATCTTTAGTTATAAAATAGAATTTGTTGAGTCGACGGGATTAATATATAATATTTCTATATAACCCAAAAGAACTGTTTCCTTATTAAGTTATATAGAAATATTTTTATATGCGAAATTAATTTAAAAAAGATGAAGAATTTTAAACTTTTCGGTGGGCAGGAATTAGAGAACCTTGGTGAATATATATTGGAGTACTACGCAAAATATCCCGATATAAAATTTTATGTAGGTACTGACTCTGCTCAATATGGAAAAGTAACTAAATATGCTACAGCTTTAGCTATGTTGCATCCAGGTAAGGGTGTTCATGTCGTATTTAAAAGAACTAGCGTTCGTAGAGAGCGCGACATGTTTACTCGTTTGTGGAATGAAGTTGAATTTACACGCGAAGTAGCTGATTATGTACATGAAATTCTAAAGGATGTTTACAAGCATAAAGACGGTGAAAAAATTCCTACTATTCATCTAGACTTCAATAAATCTCCAAAACATAAATCCAATATAGTTCATGACTTATCCGTTGGATATATTAAATCTTTTGGATATAAGGTTGAAACAAAGTCAAGTAGCTGGTGTGCAACGTTTTGTGCAGACACTTTTGTTAAAAATTAATATTTACAAACATTTTTTTCAAAAAAGAGGATTTTATATCCTCTTTTTTTATGGTCGCAAAAAATTATATATAGACACATGATAATATTATTTGAAAATTTTGTAAATAATAAGAAGTATTATAAAGTGGTCACACAAGATTTGAAATCTCTTGGGCTTAGAAAAAATCCTACTATAATGACATTTCCAGTTGGTAAATGGATATTTGAACCAAAACCAACAAAAGACAAAGGTGGGTGGGGCGGAACTGGTGGAATTTGGGTAGCTAATAATATACACGATGCAAAAGGATTATTAAAATATTTAAGAAAAAAGGCTCTTAAAGAAAATAAACCACAGTTTACAAAATGTAGATTATTTGAAGTTGAGATAGGCAATATTTTATATTCCAATTCTTATAGAACAAAAACAGATAAAGTTAAATTAATTAGAGAGATATGAATCACATTTTTTCATTTAAATTATTTACTGAAAGTGTAAGAAATTTCTCTTATTTACTTGATAAAGATGAGCTAACTGACTATCCTGTTGAGAAAATAGATGAATATACTTATAAAGATATATACAAAACGCCGCAAGCTTTTGACACAAAAGAAAGAAAGTATATTTTACTTTATACAAAAGGATCTGAGTGGCTTCCATCTCATAAAACACCGACATTTTTTACATATAGTCCAATAAGAAATATAAATTATAGAATTGAAAAATATCACGCAAGATTAAAGGGAGAATCGCATATATTATATTTTATAAAAGTAAGCAAAGGCGACGAACAATCTATATACTACAGCACTAGTTTAATATCTTGTTTTAAAAAAATGGATGAATTGACAAAATTAACAAAAAAGGTATTAAAAGATTGGTTATGAATCATATAGATACATATGAGTTGTTTATTATCAATGAAAGTTTTGATTATAAGCTTTATGAAGGTAAAATACATAGAATCTATAGAGATATACAAAAAGATATAACAAAAAGATTGGGATTAAATTTATATCTTGTTGGTACTTTTCAAATGGGTATTGTTGCTTTATGTCCTATTGTAGATGCCTTATTAAAGAATGCTCATATAGTTGTTACAAAAGAACAAGTAGTTTTGTTGGTTATTTTTGCAATAACTCAAATATTAAATCTTATGCATGATGATGTTGAGAAACTTAAAAAAGAATTACAACAAGACGGTCTTATTTATATTGTTAAAGAGGTTAAAGAAACATTATTATCTTTAAATAAAATATTTGTGTTTGTAGCTAGAGCTTTTGGTAAAATAGTAAATGTTTTCACAGATCTAATAGGTTATCTAAGTTTAGCTATTCCTTTATATATGGTTATTGTAGAAATGATTTCGAAAGAAGGATTGAGTATAGAAACGTTTTCACAGAAGGTGGCTATGCTCGGAGTTGGAGTTGGAACATTCACTGTAAAATCTATTATAAGAGAAGTTTCTAATAAAATAAAAGAAAGAAAAAATAAAAAAACCAGAGAACTTATGGAATCTATAAAAATGTTAAATCAATTGTAAAAAAAGCTTATGAAATTGGTTTGAAAAAACCAATTTCATTTCGAAGAGAAAAAGATTTTAATCCAACTAATAAATGGTCTCTTGATGAAATTGAATATTTAAAAAATAATTACTTCTCAACTCCAAATATAAATTTATCAAAAAAACTTAACAGAACAGTTAATGGAGTTATTAAACAATCTGTTAAATTAAACTTAAATAAGGACCCTAAAATAAAATCAGATTTCATGATTAATAGAAATAAAGAAATGGGTAGAGATTTAACATTTGATTTACTAAAGAACATCGCTTTGAAATATAGAACTAGAGGAGAATTTCAATCAAAAGATGGAAGCGCTTATCAAACTGCTATAAGAAGTGGAGTTTTAAAAGATATATGTAATCACATGATTGATTGTAACTATAGTACCCCTCAACTAATCTTATATAAAATATTGAAAACAATTATAGACCCGAACTGCCTTTATAATTATAGAAAAGTTATATATCCGTACGAAATAGATATATATTCAGATAAATTTAAATTAGGGTTTGAATATAATGGGAAAATTTGGCATAGAGAAGATACAAATTCTTTTATTAGAGATACTATAAAAAATGAAAAATGTAAAGAAAAAGGAATAACTCTAATAACTATAATTGAAAATAATAAAGATTATGAGAATGATATAAAAAATCAATTGATAGATAATCTCAATTTAATAAATAATGTATCTAATTTATATATAACAAAAGAAAACATATTAGATGTTAAAATTGATTATGATTCTCTTTTACACGATAAAAGAAATATAAAAGATATATGTTTAAAATATGATGATTATTCTATATTTAAAAAAGAACAACCAACAATATTTCATAGATTAAAAAATAATAAATTATTGGATGAATATACATCTCACATGAATAAGAAAGTTATATGGGATGAAGAATCTCTGAAAAAAGAAATATCTAAATATAAATTTTTATCTGATTTTACTAAAAAATCGAAGGGAGCTTATTTACATATTATAAGACATAATATGAAACACCTTTTATTACCTTTGGAAAAGAAAAGATTGGAATCAATGACTGATGAACAAATATTAGATATTATTAATAATTATGAATACTATTCTGATTTTAAAAAAGAGCAGCCTAGAATATATTCTCTTATTAAAAATTCTAAGAAATGGTATTTAATATCGAAATTGAAAAGAGAATTTAAAGAAAATTTAATACTAAGATTTTCAAGTTACATTAAATTAAATTAATTTATAATTTAATCCTTCTCGAAAAATTTAAACCACGATCGGTCGAACAGATACCTTTAAAAACAAAAAGAATTAAGAAAGGAGAGTAAATATAAAAGGGGGAGCTAAAAACTCCCCCTTCTTTTTAATTTTCCCATTGCTCTTCATCAAACGGATCTATGTGTCGCATAGCTTTTTTCTTTTCCTCTCGTTTTAATTCCCATTCAGTTCTTTCAGCATTTATTTGATTTTTTATTAATTCTTTTTCTTCGGCCGAAATTTCTTTTTGTTTAAAATCATTTGCTAAATCTTTTAATTTGTCTTCTTTTACAAATGTGATGATTCCTTCATCAGGTCCGCCTCGTGTTTCAGATATAACTAAACTCTTCATTATTGTTGGTATGGTGTACATATCGTAATAATTTCTATTTTGACTATTTTGATACATACTACCTTTACTTATATTCTTTTTAAATCTTTGAATAAAACCATCAATATATTCAAAAGGAAGAATTACTTTTTGGACTGGTGCCTTTACGTGTTTATTACCAACTTTAACATATCTTGGAAATTCTTCATAGTGTTGCTCACGATAAGATTTTCTTATTTCGTCTAAGTGAGAATACACAAACGCATCAACATCAAAATTATTCGGAATTAGAATAACATAACTTGTTGAGCTACTATTACTTACAAAACCACTTCTTATTTTCATAATTCTTTAAATTTTTTTACTTTATTCGATTCATTTGATTGATCGACATATCCTTTTAATTCATCGTCATCCCATTGTTCTTCACCATAAGGATTTATACCCTTCATTTTATCTTTTAATATTTCTCTTCTTATTTTTTTATTAGATACAACGTCTTTGAATTTATTATTAATTTCTCTATTTTTATTATCTATTGAAGCCATTTTATCAAATATTTCTTTATTGATCAGTCTAATAATTCCATCTCCTTCGTGACACGCTTCGTGCTCCACAAAAAGTATATAATCTCTAAGAAATTGATATAATCCCCAGAATTTCTGACCGTTCTCTCCTTCGTAACAAACACCACTTTTTTTAAGTTGATCTATATCTAATGAAGTTATTCCTTGAATTTCTTCATAATAATAATTTTTCTTCTTTTTATTTTTGATTTTTTCCATTTCAGATTCCATAACAGAATCAAAATCAAAATCATTTGGCAAATATATCAAAATGAAATTTGATCCACTACTATTACTTACAAAACCAGTTCTTATTTTCATTTTATTTAATTATTTTTTAATATTCCCATTTTATATCGTTGTCATCTACTTTTGCGACGTAACGCAAAAACCAATATAAATCAAAATTATCCATAATAGTTCCAAGATGTATCATTTCATCTGTTTCCTTTAAAACTTTCCATTTATCATGCTTAGATATACGATAACTACCATCTCCCCAATTAAGATTTAAAGCGTCTCTGAGTTTTTCAATAGAAATTTCTTTTTCGTCCCATTCCTCTTCGCCAAAAGGATCTTCTTTACTATAAATTCTTTTTTGATTTTTCTTTTCTTTTTCTAAAAGTTCATAACAATATTCTACATGATTTTTAATCATATAAATTTGCTCCTCTGTTAAATTTTTTTTGCTTATAATATAACTAGATGAGCTACTATTGCTTACAAAACCAGTTCTTATTTTCATTTTATTCCTATACTTTTATGAAAAGCGTCTATAGCTTTTCTTTTACTTTGTTTCTTTATGTCTATTGGATCTACTTCAACTACATTTTCTAAAAACCAACGAATATCGAAATTATCCATTATTGTCCACAAAAAAAGATTATTTTTTCTATTTTCAACTATCCATTCATCTCCTTTATTTATATATTCCATCATCATTTCCAATTTTCCAAGACCATCCATATCTTGCCAATTTTCTTCGCCATAAGGATCAATATTTTCAAATTCATTAAATTTAACAATTTTTCTATTTTTAATAATGTTTTTACAAGTTTCTAGTTGATGATTTATCATATAAATCTGTTTCTCTGACAAATTTTTTTTTGATACAATGAAACTCGATGCACTACTATTACTAACAAAACCTAATCTTAATTTCATATAGTTTCAATTGTTATTCTTACTTTTTTACCAAGAAATTTGCTCAATTCTTGATGTTCCATTTCATCTTCATCCCAAGATATAATATCCACGTGAATTTCGCTCGACTTGTTTCCTATGCTAGCGATTTTAGCGCATCCACCATCCTCGCTTCTGAATTCATTTCCATCAAGTTCTATATAACCATGCTGTGGAAGTTGATTAGGAAAATTTGCTTCAAATACTATTCTGTTTTTATTAAAATTAAATTGTTCGATGATATGTTTCATAATAAAAATTATTTTCTACTATATATAATTTTTAAATTTTATAAATTGGACAGTCTCTATTACATTTTAATAATTTTTCTTTAAATTCTTTTGTCTTTTCATTATACCAAACATCTTTAAGAAAATCATTACAATTTACAACCGATATACCTTCTTTCCAATCTTCATTTTCACAAAAACTACATGGATAATAAGCGCCATCAATAGATATGTATGTTGAATAAATGGCAGCTTCGCATTTTTCTACCATTGTTTCCATCATCTTATAATTACTTCTTCCCTCAATAGCTTTTAAAAATTTAGTGCTTCCACAACTATCAAAACCAATCGGTATATTATTTTCTATTGCTTTATCTACAATTTTAGTAAATTTTTCTTGACTTAATTGTGTATAACCACATTCTGCGGCTCTTCCTTTTGTTTTAAGTGAAAGAAAAACAATGGCATTTAATTTTTTTAGACGATCATCTGTTTTTATATCGTCCAATGTTTGCATGGCATCTTCAAAAGTTTCCTCACTCAACATAAAATGAATATTTGTTTGTTTTAAACCTCTATCTGTCAATTCTTTAACAGCTCTATATGTTAAATCTTTATCATATTTAGATATGGCACAAGCTCCTATAAAAGAAGCTATTTTATCATAAAGCTCACTTGTCATTCTACCGCCATTAATAGTTATATTTGGTATTATACCTTTGATATGACAATAATCTATGATTCGCCACAATTCAGGATTCCCATCGATATTTCCTATTCCAAGTGCTATTTGCGTTACAGAAGGCGGAAGTTTATTCAATATTTTTCTAAAAGTATCAAATGACATATTTTTGCCTTTTGGATTATTTGATTTATAACAAAATTTACATAGACCATTTACTCCATTACAAATAGTTGATATTTCTATATCTGCAATCTCTGGAAGACCAACAGATATGTCTCCATCGTCTTCTTTTGTTTTACCCCAGCGAACAAAGAATCCGTTTTTCTTATTAAATATAAAATTATAGCTTTCGCTTTCTAAAATTTTTGTATTCTTGTCTTCGATTATTCTGGCTATTTCATCATTAGACAATTTTATTTCATAATGTTTGTTCATGATTAAATAATTTTAGTGTGAGTTCTTCCATCTTTCCAATAATTTTCATCTCCGTAATAAGTGCATATTTCATCATCTTTTTTAATATTTTTTATAGCAAAAAAAATGAACAATTCATTTACGTCGTCTGTTTCCCAACTGGCATTAGGTGAATTGGAATGATTATAAATACAAGCAAAACCAAACGGTATAACTTGATTATTTGGTCTGGTTCTTGGGAAATTAAATCTATAATCTATAAATATAGAAGAAGCTTCATTAGCTGATGTTGGAATTTTTAAAAAATATGTCTCTTCTAATATTTCACCCGCTTTTATATCTTCTCTGGCGAATACTCCCCAACCGTGTATTGGAGATCGTCTTACCTCGAGTTTGGTATTAAAAATTAATCTATCTTTCATTGAAAAAATGGTTCTGTTTTTTTATATATAGCGAATAACTAATATTGTTTAAAAGTAAAATAATTATGATAAAAAAATTTAAAATATTCGAACAAATTAGAGCTGAAATAGATCCGTATGGTGAAGAAGACTGGGAAGTGGACAATTTAACGCCTGTTCTACAAATTGCAAGAAAACAAGAAAAACCATTTGATGAGATAACAACTTTATATTGTTATGATAATCAATTAACTAGTTTGGAAGGAACAGAAAACTTGGTTAATCTTCAGCGTTTTTCTTGTTCTTATAATCAATTAACTAGTTTAGAAGGAATAGAAAACCTGGTTAATCTTGAAGTATTTTCTTGTAATAGTAATCAATTAACTAGTTTAGAAGGAATAGAGAACCTGGTTAATCTTAAATATCTTTATTGTAATGATAATCAATTAACTAGTTTGGAAGGAACAGAAAACTTGGTTAATCTTCAGCGTTTTTCTTGTTCTTATAATCAATTAACTAGTTTAGAAGGAATAGAAAACCTGGTTAATCTTAAAGAATTTTATTGTGATAATAATCAATTAACCACTTTAGAAGGAATAGAGAATCTAGTTAATCTTCAACGTCTTTATTGTAATGATAACCAATTAACCACTCTAGAAGGAATAGAAAACCTGGTTAATCTTCAAAGTCTTTCTTGTGATAATAATCAACTAACTAGTTTAGAAGGAATAGAAAACATGGTTAATCTTGAAGTATTTTCTTGTAATAGTA